GGCGTAACAGGGACGCCAAACGACCGAATGCCATATGGAAAATTAGTAAAAGGCATCTCTTTACCTCGTTAGAAAATGGGCGGCAGATGGAGGAGGAACACCCGCCGCCCTCGGCCCGCACGAAAAAACTTAATCAACCCGTGCTTCCGTATACGCCGCGCCAGTCGGTAAACCAAGGTACGTGGCGCTGGAAGACGGAGAAGACTGCATTCTTAGTCCACGGATCGTCCCACGCATCAAACAGCGGCGGGGTACGCATCCCAAAATTCATACCATGCTGACCCTTCGGCGCGATCACAAACCAATTGGTGTTGGTGGTGATGTAGCGGTCGATGATCCAGTTCATGCCCTCAGGAATGAGACTGTTCATTTCGTTGTCAGCAGTAAAAGGCTTGCCGCTCGAACCGAGAATCTCGCGCGCCGCCCAAATGTTAACGGGGTTGACGAGAACGGTCGAAGGATGAGCGTTCTGCGGCAGGTCACGGTCGTTCAACAGAGTGTAGAACGCCTGCAGGGCTGCCTGCATACCAGTGACGGAAAAACCCACGTCCGGTGAAGGCCGGTTGGCCTGCACGGTGCCGGTCGTTGGCGAAGTGTGCGTGGTGCTGCAAAGGGATTCGCCAGCGTTGAAACCAACCACCGCTGTGTTGAAAGCGTTGTTGATGGGAACGTGCGCATCCACCTCAAGCCGATAACGACTCGACCGCGCAAGCTCAGCGGCCATGTCGCGAAACACGCCGTAAAGCTCGTCTTCCCACGCTTCCCACGAGAAAACCACGGCGAGGCCGTAAGCAACCGGGGTCGCGACAAACTGGTTTTCGAGGTTAGGTGCGTCCTGCGTGAAAGCAGTACCCTCAGGCTTCTGAGGGACGGTGCCGAGGCCGGCGACTTGCTGTGACTTAAGTGAACGCCACGGCATATCGACCTCGTTCATGAAGGCGGGATAAATCAGCGGCACCTCGCGTCCTGTTTCTAGGATCACTTCCCATAAATCAGGGGCTAGGAGGGCAGCAAACCCGCTAGTAGTGCTAGGTGCAGCCATTCTTGTTTACCTCAATTAGGTCCAAATAGTCTCGGCGTCATTTACCATAAAGAACACCCGCGCGCCCGTTGTAGTACCAAGCACGAGGTCTTGGGGGTTCTTAATACCCACGATCGTCACCGAAGCGTTCGTGGTGGTTAGGTTCTTATCTACGTACCAATAGCCCGTACCACTGTCTTTGTTGAGACCGTACTTAACCCACACATCGGTCGCACTTACAGCGACATCGCTACCATTGCTAGCGAACGTTCCTTCGAACACCATGCCGCCTATAGCAGGCACCATGATGAGAGGTGCGAGAGCGCTTGCAACGCCAGCAGTCGAAGAACCCTGAGGGTTCGCGGCGCCGGCGGGATAGATCACGCCATAGTTGGGGTAGGTGGGAGCAGAAGCAATGTTCTGGCCGGCCTGAAGCGCGAACCCTGCAATACCCGTAGTCGGGGTTGCAGCGGTAGCTTCAACGAGCTTTCCGCCCGAAACCGCCAGCGGCGATCCCACTTTGTAGGTTTGGGAGTTTCCCTCGTTGTAGACGAGCATGGGGATGTCAAATCCGCCTGCCATATACGCGGGGATGATCCAGGAAATCTTACTAGCTGTAATAGCCATTTATCGTCCCTTGGTTATACCACGCCCGCGCTCGTCAATGCCGGCGCGAACCAGTTTATTGCCATATTGTGCGGTGTAGAGGTCGCGAGGGTCGCCTTGGCCGCTCACGACGCTTACCAGCCCCTCGTGACGCGAAACGAAATCGCTCAGCGATTCGGAGAAATTGTTGTCCCTGTACTGGACGACGAGCAACATCCTTTTGTGGATTTTAACGTACTCATCGTAGTCGAGCCGCATAAGGCACGTATCACCAATGATGCGTCTGCCGTCAGCGGCCTTCAACTCTTGACATTCGGGATACACACAACTTTCGTCGTGCTTCTCGTTTGCGCAGCTACAGTTGCCGACAATCTCCCAACCCTTCGCACCTACGCCGAGCCACATACGTGCTTCGGCTTGTTTTTGTGCAATGGCTGTGCGTTCGTCGCGACACCAAAAATAAACCTTCCCGGCGACGGGATTACTTACCGTAAACATCGCCGCCGCGAAGTCAAAATGCTTAAGGATTTCCGGTTCTTCTTTGATAGCTTCCGGACTGACGCTGTAGACAGGGGCGTCTGTGCTATTGATGAGGCCGTCCGCGATCGCATCCAAGTTAGCGGAACGCTTCTTGAGAACCTCATTACGAGCGTGGCCTTTAGGCGGGAGGGCTTCGACGCCCGGTCCCACGTTAATCTCGTTGCCGTACTTCACGTAGATAAATCTCCTCGCAGCATATTATAGCAGGTTACGACTAAAGTCGTCAAGCAGTCTGTTCGTTGCCGCCCTTTTTAGGAGAAAGTTTCGGGAACTGAATGACGTTCCTGCCGCGTATCTTAGGAGCGGTGTTGAAGCCCTGATAGCTCTTGGCGTAGGCTTCCCAATTTTGGAAACGTCCCTGCGAGACATGGCGCGCGAAGGAATCAGGACCGCCCACGCGCTCGATTTCGCTCAACTGCATCTCGTTGAAGCCAAGGTCTTCGGGCGACGGTACGCCTTTCGGCAGCGGTGCACCTCTCATTGGGCCGCTTGTGGCCGGTGCCGGCGCGTCACCGCGCGCGGTACGGAGGGCTTGCTGGCGCGTTTCTTCCATGCGCTCGTTCTCGTGTCGCATCGCAACGCTATCATGGACAATGCGAATGGTAGTAGGATCAGTACGGAGGGCAGGATTAAGACGGTCAAGCTCGCTCTTTATCTCTTTCTCGTACTTGGTATAGTACGGCAGTTGCGTGCGCATGTTGGATTCGGTAAGTTCGCCAAGGCGAGCAAGGCCGAAATCGCGAAACTGCGCCATCTCTTTTTTGACTTCGTGAATGCCCCTTTTGATGGCCTTGTTGACAAGCGATCGCTGTTGGGGGGTGAGGCTCTCTAGCTCCTCTTCGCTGTAGCCTTCCGGCTCAGGCATTTGTTCCTGGGGCGCGGGACGATTGCGTGGCATCAAGCCCTCGACAATCCCTTGCGCCATCTCGCGCATCTCGGCGCGAATCTCTTCACGACTCATCCCCACATTAGGGGTAGCAGCAACAGGTGCTTCGTCATGTGATTCGACTTGCGAAGCAATGTCATCATTCGTCGGCATTTTCATCTCCTCGTTCTATGTCGTTCATAAGCTGGTCTAGACTATCCAAGTATCCCTGTATCTTTAGCACCGCTTCCCAACTCGCTGCTCCCCGGAAGAGGTGCAACAAGTTCTCCTTGCGGACCTGGAGATGTTCCATCAGGAGGCGCCGCATCTCCGGATTGCCCGCCAGAATTGTTCCCATTGTCAGGGCCTTGCTGCGGGGGCTGATTGGGGTCGCCGGCTTGCGGTTGTCCTCCTCCTTGACTAGCCTCGCTAAGGTCGCGGAGCGACTGCGGGATGAAAACATCGGGATCTCGGACATCATCAAAACTCCTCAAAAACGCCCTTATAGATTCGGTCGAGCCATTGCAAACGTCAACCGCGAGCTTCTTAAGCTCAGGCGGGGCTTGCGGGTTAAAAAGGATTTGTCCTATCGCCATCACCTTGTCGTAATACTGGCCCATCACACCAATGCGTTCGATGGCGTTTTGGCGATCGGCTTGACGGTTTATCGACTGTGCTGTGGCGGTCGTTTCGATAAGCACCTTGTCGCGCATATCGACCGTCTTCGCCTCTTTGAAGACTTGTTCGATCAACGTCGCGTGCTTCATGCCCACGGTATAGACAAGGTATTCCATGAGCTTCTGGAGGTCGTCGCCGCCCTTCTCGTAGGTCTCGCGCATCCTCATAAAGCATTGGGTCATCGTCGAAGCGATAGCACGCCTTATGTTATCGAAAGGGGCGGCGAAGCGCCTATTTTGTTGCTGCATCAAAGTTTGGGCGGTGGCAGCAGGCACGCGCTTGCCGGCCTGAACACCTTTCGAAGCTGAAGGATTGGCTGCTGGTTGACCCACGCGCATCTCACAAAGCGCGATCGTCGCCGCCTCATATTGCTGAGCAGAGGGGTACATATCGCTCATTTTGAGTTCTTTAAGATCGTTCGCGGGGTCGCCAAGACCAATCGCCTTGTTGGGACTTATCTTGAATTCTTCGCCTATACCAACCGCGCCAAGTTTATATGCCCACACGCGCGCGTTCGAAAGATGGGCGTTCTGCATCTTGAAGTTGTGCCATTCGGTGACTTCGTGCTCGAACGGCTTAGCCATCGTCATAACGCCAAGGCCATAGAAGATGTGAGGCCTCAGTTGATAGCGAGCAAAAACAAAAGGCCTGCTGTCGTAAGGAGCGTAAGTGACGTGGCCCACCTCGTAGCTTGTGCGATCCCAAACCACGAAAAGGTCTTCCGCGTAGCCGTCTTCGTTATAGTCGAACTGGCAGTGGCAGTAAAAGACCTCGTAGATGCCGCCTATGATCTGGAGGTCAACGTCCGTGCGCGCCGCCTCGATGCGTCGTTGACGTACCCAATCAACGTTGCCAGCAACCATAAAATTCGAAATATCCCACCCATTTTGTTCGGCAGCCGAGACAAGCTCGCTCTCGAAAAAATAGTTGCGGTGGGCAACAAACTGCATGTCGTTGCTGTCGGGGAAGGTACCGCCCGGTACAACGATGTCCTCGATCGGTATACTGTAGACGCGCGGACCGTTTTTTAGCTCAGTAAACGCCGCCTTCTTGATGCGCTCGGTGCTGTTGATGACGTAGTTGGCGCCCGTACCGAGCATAACCGTGTCGATTATAAACTCGTTCGACGCGGCCATGAAGTTGACGAATTCGTCCTCAACGAGCTTCGATGCGAGTAACTGAAAAGCGTATGCGTGGGATTCGTAACCGGGCGAGCCTTGACAGGAAAGGATGGGCGAGGTGTTGAAGATAAGATCGTAAACGGCGGACGCGATGCTGTCAGTCATCGAAGCGCCTATCGGGACTTCGATCAAGGCGCGACCGCGATCGTCGGGTACGTCTGTGCTGCGAAGCGAGGGGATGGATTCGTATATACGAATGTCCTCTCGCCACTCCTCGTCGAGCCAGTATCGTTTGGCAATACCGTCCTCGACCTTCATCTTGAGCCAACTTCCAAGCCGCCTGTCACGTTCAATCGTGCGAGCAAGCGGCTCGGAAGGGGTATTGGTGTAGTAACGCAAGGCGTTTATTTCGTAGAGGTTGTCGGGACTACAGCAGGCGGCGCCGGCTGATAGAGATGCCACGCTGCAAGCATCGCTGCCAAAACACCGCTGGCAATGTCGTTGTAGGGCGCGGGGATAACGCCAACAATAGTCGGCAGAACCGTAATAAACGCACCGCCAAAAACAGTTAGAATGTTTTTAAGATTCACTTTATTTCACCTCTTAAGATTGCTTCGTCTTCTTCGGCACGGTCCTTCACCTGCCGATGCCATAGTGATGCCGCCAAACATGATGCGGCTCGCGGATAATCACCATCCGTGATGGCCGCGATCGTATCGTGGAAGGATAAGAAACTACGCATCCCGACATTAAACACAATGTCAACAAGAACGCTTTGAACATAAAGGGGCGCATTCCTATACCAACTATATTCGCCAAGTTCGCGCGAGACGCGGTTGATGTCATTCTTGAGCATCAACTCAGCTTCATCGAAGGATATGCCGCCGCTGCCGAGGTTACGGCCATAGCCGATCGTGGCGTGGCCGGTGGTGTCCATATAAAGCTTGAGCCGGCAACCCTCGTGTTTCTTGACAAGATCGTAAACGTTAACCGACATTGGGCTTTTTCAACCGCTTGCCGAAAGGATTCGCCGGGCGTGGCCCGTTTCCGGGAAACTTCTTTTTGCTGCAAAGGTCTGGATAGCGCGTGTCGTACTTGGCAAGGATGTCGAGCATCGCGTTGTGTTCGGGCTTGCTGCCACGCGACGGCGTTCGCTTCGATGATTTAGATGCTTGAGATGATGCCATCGCTTACCTCAGATAGAAGAACACGTCGCCGCTGTCGAGCGTGGTGATTTGGACGCCTTGGGTGAGGACGACCTTACCAAGCTCAACCTCGTCTTCCCAATTGGCACCGCCTGCATACGACTCGAATATGACATTGCCAGCCGCATCTTTGATGATGCAGGTGTCGTTTTGGGCGGCAGCTTCGCTCACCCACCTTATGCGGGCAAGCGCCCACGTGTTGGTGGTAACGGTGCCGGTGCCGCCGTTGGCTTCGACTACGCGACCGCCGCTTGAAACAATTCCGAAGGCCATTTATCAGCCTCCTGTGCCGTGGTGCTTCCTCGCGGGACTGGACTTGCCACGGTTCTTGGGCGACCCATGCGTGCGAGGTCCGCCGTCTTTGGCTTGCTTGGAACCGCTGTAGTGCTTGGTGGCCTTTCCCTTGCCCTTCAAGGAACGGTTGATACCGCCTCCGCTGGAGGGATTGGATGACTGGCCCTTCTCTTCGAACCGTCGCTGCGGTCCAAAAAGGTCCGTTGCATCGATCGCGACGTTGTGTTCCATCGAAGCGATTCGACCAAATTCTTCGCTATGCTGAACGCCTCTCGGCATTTTTGATTCTCCTGTAAAGGTCGCGTTAAAGCGAATGCGCTATATTATATCACATTTCCTAACGTCGCGCAAAAGGACTGTAGCGGGCGTCGTTCCTCATGTCGCGTCGTTGTTGCACGTCGGCTTCGTAGAGATCGTCATATTCAAGCTGCCGTCGCGTAGCGAAGGGGTTTCGCAACATGCGAAGAGCGCTTGCGCAAGCATCCACCACATCGACAAGCTGGCCGTTGGGGTAGTTTTTAAGTTGCTTGAGAAGCTCGGTGCAGCTTTCATCCACATAAAGCATCCCATTGTGCATCCACTCCTGGATAGTGGTGGTGATGCGCCATTCCTTAGTTTGGTTCGTGGGTTGTTCGACCGGGACGAGGATGATGCGTTCACGTCTTATCTGAGCTTCACGAACGATCGCCTCGTAATAGAGGTATTGTTGGGCGCTTGCTTCGACGCCAAACCTTTTGCACCGCCACCTGCGGTTTTTGGCAAACACCGCAAGGTTTAAAGCGTCGCTCGACGTGCGCTCGGCATATTCGTCAACGACGAAGGCTTTCCCTTCTTCGTCCTGGCCGATGATGACGATCGCATTTTGGCAACCCGGCGTCGATGTTTTCCCGCTCGCCGGATCGACAAAGCCTACGATGTCAACAAATTGATTCGTCCGAAGGGTTTTCACCTTCTTCTCCAGCTACTTCTTCGAACTCACAAAGAAGTTGGCGAAAAACAATGAGCGGCTTGTGGATAATCATAACACCGCCCACTTTGTCTTGATCGCAATCCATGTCGCGCGCGAGCACGAGTTCGTCGTCGTCTTCACGAACGACAAAGCCTACAGTGATAATGATCGCTGCGTTTTGTGGAATCTCGTCGATCGTCACCCACGCGTGTTCGAGGTCGTAATGATCCTTCCAACCTACAACGATAATTTCTTTCACGTGCGTTCTATTCTCCTTACTCGGTTAGTGCGCCACCGCTCCATCATTTCGTCCCACGCTTCAACGCGCTCGGCTGCGGTCATGCGGTAGAAGGGCTTGGGCTTCGAGGGTTTAGCGCCATCGATGATGTTGCCTTTCTCGATTATTTCAAGCGTCTTCTTTACGAGGTCGGTCTCGTCGAACGTTATCAGTTCACCTTCTCGTCGGAAGGCACCGCACAAGTCCATGTTGAAGGCAGTATTACCACCTCGGAACGGGGCGTTTTCGTAATTGAGATAATACAACTCTCCATATTTTCGCCGCATCTCTTCGAGACGAACGCGATCAAGTCGCTCAGGAAAGAGGAGTCGTTTGTCGCTATCTCCAGATGGTGGCAAGTCGTCAGGGCGTTCTGTTGCGCTATATATACGGACATCGTAATCTGTCTCGCTTTCGAAAATGTGACTGTAGATGTCTTCGCTGGCCCATCGCGTGCCGAAGACGTAATCAAGACTTTTTATGGGATGGTCGAAATACGAATGAGAAGAATCCCACCACTCCATTGCCGCGCGCATCAACTCAGGTTGTTTGCGGCTGCGCAGGCCAATAAGGTCGTCCTTTATGATGACATCAAAGTGACCGCCAGTGCTGCCGCTGTCGATGCCGGCTGCTTCGAACGTCGCTTCGGGAAAGTCCTCGCTTCGCGGCAAAGCAAAGCGCGAGACCGTCCACACGTCCGCTTCTTGCTCGCCGATGGACCAAACGTGATCGGGCCACAGCAGACGAAAGAGTTCGTTTTTCATATATATGCGACGAATCTTTCCGATGCGCGACAAGGCGCGCTTCTCGTTCTCAGCGGCGAACAAAATGCGAAGGTTCCTTCCGTCCTTGCCAGGCATATAGAGATTCCCGTGCACAGGTTGGATCGTCATGTGCACTGACATGCCCATTGCCATTGTGGTCTTGAACGTGCCGCGAGGCGTGAGGAGAACCTTCCTGCGTGACGGGATTGTTTGGAGCCAGTTGCAGATAGGAAGATGGAGGTGAGTAACGAAGGCCGTGTTCTTGAGGATGGCCTTACAAAAGACATAAAGCGAACGCTCGCAAGCAACCCTCAAAGAGTCAGTCTCGTCGATGTCGGCGCCGGCTTGAACGATCTTGCCGTTGCGCACGAGAAGTTCGTCACGCGAGGAAGATGTCACTGAGGCCGACCTCTTCGTCTTCGAGCCGCGCAATGAAAAGGGCGTTCATCATTTTTCAGCTTCCTCCTTAGCCGAGACGATGGCGGTTTTTTGTTCGTTGGAAAGGCTTATAGAGACCTTCGTTTCGGGGGCGTGCTTGGGTTGCGGACGCGCAACGACGGCGGCGTTTATGGCTTCGACCGCCTTTATGCGAACGGCGGGCGGCGACGCAGGATCATCCCTTATTTCGATGAGCGTTGCGAGGTTGGGCGCAAGTTGTTCGCTCACAAGCTTGCTGTATTCGCTCAACCGCTCGCCCACGAGGGCGCGCCGCTGTTCGTCCACTTCGTACTGGAAAAGGTCGCCCTTTAGAAGCACCTTCACGTAGGCTTGGCTGACACCGACCAAACGCGCGGCGTCCGCGATCGACGCTCCCGCAGCCAGGAGTGCGGCGAGGGTTTTGGGGCGCGTATTGACCTTCTCCGGCAAGGCGTATTTCATAGAACGCAATTCTATCATTTTTTTAAATTTTTTTCAAGTACACTAGAAGAGGTGCGGCCCGAATCGGGACCCGTCACGGGGGGTCAAGGGGGAGGCCTTCACCTTTTGTTGCAGG